GGCGTAAGCGTTATAGAGTCCTGGATAGTAGAAGACAGTAAAAACGACAAATCTAATTTATACTCCTACGAATTGCCGAAGGGTACTTGGATGGTATCTATGCGCATAGACAATGACGAGGTATGGCAACAAGTGAAGGAAGGCACTCTTAAAGGGCTGTCTATTGAAGGGTACTTTGTTAATGCTGCAGAGCAAATGGCTAAAGTAGGTAGTATGGTAAGCGACGGTATGGACTTACCGCTATACGATAGCGAAGAAGAAGCGCTAGAAAAAGCTAAAGAAATGGGCTGTGAGGGCGTACACGAACACACGCTAGACGGCAAAACTGTATATATGCCTTGTAGCAATCACGATATAATAAAAGAACTAGGCGAAATACTAGAACTTGCTAGCTACACAGACTACCCTAAAGCAGCTACTGCTAACGCTGAACGCGCTATAATAGAAAACGAAGAACGCGGTAACAAGTGCGCTACACAGACAGGAAAGGTAAGAGCGCAGCAAATCGCAGCTAGACGACCTTTAAGCTACAAAACGGTAAAGCGCGTTTATAGTTATTTGTCAAGGGCTAAAACGTACAACACAGGCGACTATAACGATTGCGGTACAATATCCTACAATTTATGGGGAGGCGACGAAATGTTACGATGGGCTAAAAAAATTGTTGAACGCGAAAATAAAACAAAATAAACTATAATATATTTTATAGTGTAACTTTTACTACAAAATTTGAACAAATGGATTTAAAAGAACGCATTAAAGTGGCTTTGGGTATCAACGAAGAAGCTACAGAAGTAAAGCTAGCTTTCCAAGCGAAACTAGTAGACGGTACTATTATTACGTCAGAAGCAGATGAAATGGCTGTAGGCGTATTAGTTAGCATTTTGTCGGAAGACGGCGAAACTACTCCTATGCCAGAAGGCACTTACGAACTAGAAGACGGCACTAAATTTACTGTAGACGCAGAAGGTATTGTAGCTGAAATCGCAGACGTAGAAGAAGAGGTAGACGCTGAAGACAAAGACGAAGAAGACTACAAAGAGGAAAAAGAAGAAATGTCTATCGAAGACAAAGAAGCTGCTTTATTCGCAGAAGTAGGTACTGTAGTAAAAGAATTGCTAGAAGAAGTGCGTAACGATATATCTAGACTTTCTAGCGAACTAGACGAACTACGTGGCGAAAGTTTAGCTAAAGACGAAAATATAGCAGAATTACAAGAAGAAAATACTAACCTAGAGTCGCAAGTTAAAGAACTTAACGAAGCGCCTGCTACGGATAGCGTTAACTTATCGAAGTTTGCAGAAAACAAAAAAGTAGAATTATCTGTAGACGACTATAATAAGCTAACACCAAAACAAAAATACTTACATAATCTAAATAAAATCAAGTAAAAAATGGCTTTAACAATTTCATCCAGCTCATATGCTGGTGAGCATGCGGGACTTTATGTAAACGCAGCTCTTCGACAAGCAGACAGCTTAAACTATATGACTGTTCGCGAAAATGTAAACTATAAAGAAGTTATCCAGGTAGGTAGCGGTGCTTTATTAAAAGACGCTACTTGTAACTTTGACGAGCAGTCTACTGCACTAGCTTTGGCTGAATCAGTTTTAGAAGTAGAACAATTCCAAGTAGCTCAAGAAGTATGTCGTAAGACTTTACTTTCTGACTGGAATCACTCTAAAGAAGAAGACCTAGTAGCTTATGCTATGTCTTACATGGCGCAAACTATCGCTGACGGTGTAGAATTTGCTATCTGGCAAGGTAACACTTCTAACAGTGGACAGTTCAACAAATTGGCTACTGGCTCTATGACTGCTTCTTCTGCAGGTGGTGCTTTTACTGCTGCTTCAGGAACAGGTAACATTATTACAGAACTAGGTACTTTAGCTGCTGCTATCCCTACTGCTGTATACGGTAAGGAAGACACTTATATCTATATGAACAAGAAGACTTATAGATTATACATTAACGCTATTTCTGCGTTATCTGCTTTCCCATTCAACCACATGGGGCAGTACACACCAGAATTTGAAGGAACTAAAATTGCTGTATGTTCAGGTATTGCTGACAACGTAATGTATGCAGGACAGGCTTCTAACATTTTCTTTGGTACTTCTTCTACTTCTGATTTAACTGAAGTACAAGTAGTAGACATGGCACCGTTCGGAGAGCAGAACGTAAGAATGATAGCTAGATTTACTGCAGGAGTTGCAGTTGGTGTAGCTGCAGACTTTGTATACCACTCTTAATAAATAACCGCGTAAAAGCTAGGGTGTAAAAGCCCTAGCCTAACGTCTTAAAAACAAATTACAATTATGGCTTGCGAATTAACAAAAGGAAGATCATTAGACTGCAAAAGCAGCACAGGCGGTATTAAGGCGGTTTATTTTGCACAGGTAGCAGACGTAGTATTAACAAACCCTGAAGCAGGGCTAATTTCTGATTTAGAGTTTGCTTCTGGCGCTCCTACTACGTTATTTAAGTATAACTTACCACGAGGTACAGGTAGCTTTACAGAAACGATTACAGGTAGTAGCGAAAACGGCACGTTCTTTTATGAGCCTTCGTTATCAATTATGCTACATGGCTTAACTACTGCAGACCAAAACGAAATCAAGTTATTAGCACAAAACAGACTAGTAGTATTCGTTCAGCTTAACGCTAGAGTAGCTACAGGCGGTCACGACGTTATACTATGTTTAGGTGCAGAAAACGGACTAGAACTAACTACAGGAACTGCGTCTAGTGGTGCAGCTTTCGGAGATATGGTAGGATACAGTTTGACACTATCAGGCTTGGAGCGTTTCCCTGCTTCATTAGTAGCAGATTATACCTCTACACCGTTTGATAACACAGCGTTTAACGGCGGTAGTTCTATTACAATAGACGAAGACTAATAACATATATTAGTATATATATAGATTAAAAGCGGCTTTTTGTCGCTTTTTTTCGTATAAAACTAAATAAAACTTACTATTTTATATTTTATAGTGTATGTTACATATAACTAGAAGAACAGCGAATAACTTATATTTTACTTTACGCGATAACAAGAAGCAAGCGTCAGGGGTAGGACACTTTTATTTATTTAAGTTTACGAACGATATGACAAATAGATCGGTATACTTAATGAATACAGCAGCTACTAGTATAACGCACAACGCAAGATATACTCACCTAGTCTTTACGGAAGGAACGCACGTAACTTTAAACCCTGAAGGGTTTTTTAAATACACAGTTTACGAAGTAACAGACAACACTTTAACAGACGACAGCACGCTAAACGATACGCATATAGTAGAACAAGGCAAAGCGTTTGTTAAAGACAACGCAGTAACAGAGGTAAGCTATACAGAGTATACACCTACCGACGCTACTAATACACTTAACAAAAATACAGTATACTTAAATATTTAATATAATGAGTGCAAAAAATCAAGTACAACTATTAAACGAGCAGCTAGGTAAAGGCGGAATTAGCGTAGTATTTACAACGGCAGCACAGACAGAAAACTTCTACGCTGTACACTTTGTTACAGAAAGCGTTATAAGCGCTATAACAATTACAAACTGTACAGGCGAAAGTGCGCTACAGACTACAATTCCTGCAGGAACTGTTATCTTTGCTAATATTACAGCTATCACTATGTCTAGCGGCGTAGCTATTGGCTACCACAATTAAGATATGAAGTTAGGGTTAACTATGGGTATAAATTCTAGGCGTGAAAACCTAGAAGGTATGGGAGGCTTTGATATTTCGAGCGTATCAGGTTTGCAAAGGTGGTACAAGTTTCAAACAGGTATTACTTTAAACGGTAGTAATGTTTCACAATGGGATGACCAAAGCGGTAACAACGTACACCTAGCGCAAAGTACAGCTACGCAACAGCCAGCGTATAATGCTGGTAATGTACATTTTGACCGCGTAAATGATAAAATGAGCATGGGCGAAAATATAGCCCTAACAACGTTTACTATTTTTATGGTAATAGAAACAGACACTACTTCTAGTAACAACCAAACGCTTTTTAGTGGTGCTGTATCTAACGGTCAAGACTTCTTTAGGTACGACCTTACCTTATGGCGTTTCAGACCTAGTAGTGGCGCTGCTAGTCAACAAACTATATCACACGCCCTAACTAATGGCGAAAAGTTTTTATTAACTGTAGTAGGTACTGACGA